TATTCCAAACCGAACAGGGCGTTTAAACCAGGTTCTAGTTCTTTGGCAAGCTGTGCTCTATTAATAGCCATAGTCTATCTCCTTATTAAATGCCTAAAAGGCTGTCCATGAAATGAACATTAAGTCGCACAACCGCTAATCGGCCTGCTACTGTTTTATCTACCGAACCACTTGCTGTAGAAGCTTGATCATCAAATGCTATAACTTTAGCGTTTAATGTAGCTGTAACAGCAGTTGTTGATACATCAAGTTCTCCTAATGAAAAACCACTGGTATCATTTCCAGTAACCATTGTTGCGAAGTTCATGTTACTGAATCTATCCGCATCAGGAAGTGGACCATCTGCATTAATTACAAATAGTGCGTCGGGGTTATCTGCTATGAAAGCAGTTGCTTCTGTTTGGGCTTTAATCGCCGCATAACCAGGGAAGTGAGCAGACCATGCTGGAGTTCCGTCAAGAGCTGTATATTTACAACCCATAAAAACACCTAGCAAAGGAACTGTGCCACCATTTGCGTTACCAACTATATCAATTAAACCTGTAGCGTTTGGTTCTACAGCAGATCCTGTCCAGATCTTACTAGTAGTACCATCACTCATGCCCTCGATATTTATAGGATACGCATTTACACCTTGGTTATTATAATTTGAGCCTGATCTTTCGTATGGACGTAGACCGAAAGCTGCATCTATATTAGCCATGTATGTCTCCTTTAGACAATGTTGGTAGAGACATAGATCTTAACCATTAAGATTTTTTGTTTCCACCAAATTCTACCCGAGACTGCCTTTCTTGCGAAATTGGCATGGAGGGGTGCTCTTCCCTCATAAGATCTGATTCCACTGATTTTTTCTGATCGTTAGTTATTCCACGAAAATAAGCATCCCTATCTTCTTTAACTTCAATCGGACATCGCATTAACATTAGACCACCAACAGCAATAATACCTTTATATTTACCATCTGTCATAGCTGGTAAATCAAGTCTATCGGGATATTCATCTGCTCTCACAGGTTCATATCCAGATCTAAGTCTAGAAGTCACATTCTTTTCATCCTGTGTTCCTCTAAATTCAAATCTCACCCACCGATGGTGAAAACCTTCTGGTGGATCTGGTGCTTCTAAATTAGATGGTGGAACCCAACCTCTTTTACGAGTTTTTATTTCACGGGTTTCTAATTTGCGTGAGGTTTTTTGTTTACTTATTTCAGTCATATTACGCCTCCTTCACGTGTTTTGCGTACTCTTCGAGCGGCACACCCAGTCTTTTTGATATAGCTACCTGTGAAGGTGTGAGTCTCACAGTGCGGCGCCCAGAGGACGATGTTCTTACTGCCGAAGCAACTTTTTGAGTCGGCCGTATCTTCTCCTCAAATTTATGAGGAAACTCTTTTCGTATACGTATGTCTATCTCTTTATAATACTGATCGTCTCTAGGATCAACACCCTTTTGCACTAATTCCGTATGAATATCGTATGCAGTGTAAGTCATAGCGTTATCTGTTCCAAACCAGTCATTTTTTTGAGCCCAAGCTTCTGCTTTAGGATCTTTAGGGGCTTGTTGTTGAGGTTGTTGGTTAATAGCATCATTTACTTCTACTGGTTGCTCATTTGCAGCTTCCGTTTTACGGCGAATTGCTTTAGCTTTTGATACTTTTAACCTTTCATCTTCAATAGTTAGTCTAGATATTTCTTGTTGAGCAGCCACTTGTTTTTCTGCATCGTTTGCATTAATAGCGGCTTCCATTGCTCTCTTAGCAAATTCTTTTTGACTAACAAGTGATTTTTCTCTGTCCACCAACATGTGTTCATTTTGAACCATATTAGATGACTTTAACTTATCAGATTCTGTTTTGACTTGTTTTGCGTAATTTATAGCGGCTTCTTCACGACGTTCTGCCTCACGCATTTTTTTAGTAAGTTTATCAATTCTTTTTTTAACACCAGCACTATACTCTTCTAATTCTTCTTCTTTAGTTTCTATAGGTACTGTTTCTTCTTCCTGTATTTCTACAATAGGGGTGTCATCGGATACTTCTTCTTGTACAGGAGAAATATTCTCTTCTTTTAATTCTATATCTACACTTTCTCCCGAAGTATCAATAGGAACTAATTTTTCTGACTTTTTAGTTTCAACTTGTTGCATAGAATTCTCCATGTTAGATTAAATTAGCTGGCAAAATGTCTCTTGGATCTTCGACAACTGCCAGTACTTCGTCATCGTTGATTATTCTTAGTTCACCACCATCAATGCTCAGTCTAGAACCTGCATATTTTGCAATAATGATCCAATCATCTTTTTTACACCAAGCGCCATTTGGAAATTTATCTTTATCCATATAAGCATCAGGACCTACCGCTATTACTTTGCAAACATTAGTCGCTACGGACGCTTGTTCGACAACGGAATCCAAAAGATGAACGCCACCTGCTGTTTTTGATTCTAATTTTAAAGGAAATAAAACAAGACGATATCCTGTTGGTTTAGGTACTTTTTCTATGTCTTTCTTAATTTTTTCTTTTTTATTACCATCCCAAATATGTTTTGGCATAATAAGTTTACTTGCGGCCTTGGTCATTCTAGCTCCTGTTTTTTTAGCAGGTCCGTGAGTTCCTGTACTTCTTGTTTTAAAGCATCTAACTTACCTGTCAAATACTTATACTCGTCCCAATTGTGGGCGCCCTGCAGTATAGCTTGTTCTACCGCCTTTTGTCTACCAATTAATTCTTTTTTGTAATATGTAAAGAAATTTTCTAAACGCATAATCCCATTATTCTTGAAAGCTCTTGGCAACGTTTTGGTGTTTGCTTATTCCATCTTGAGTCTAACATTTCTAAACTTGCAGTTTTGTAATCACGTTCTTCAAGTGCTAAAAGCATTTTAACAAACTTTTTTGTACCACCTTTTCCTAATTGAAAACACATTTCAATAATACAATCTTTAGCGGCAATATGTAATTCAGAAATATGACCTACAAGTTCATTTGTTTCTTTTTCTGCTTTAGCTAAATCTTGCTTAAATAATTCTACTAATTGAGCTTTAGGGTATGTTATTCCTGGTTCAAAATCATCATTCTCTGTAATTAGATGGCCGTAGCCAATTGTGGCAAAGCCAAGATGATCATCATATCTCTCTTGAGAAAATCCTTCGTGATCTTTAATTCTTTTTTCTATTATTTCTGAAGCCATTAAATAAATATTTTTGTTTTCTGTCTTTTTTCTGGTAACATTCTCGTAAAACCTCTTGGTTCGACCATCATATAACCTCCTTTATTCTTTTTTACAATCTTATTCCCATGTTCACCTGCCCATTTTTTAGCCATTTCTGGTTTATTTGCATAAAGAAAGGCTCTCTGTTTTTTAGAGCGAAAAGGCATTAAACTTTTTTAGTTTTAGGTTTAAAGGCTGTTTTAGCTGATTGTTTTAAAGCTTTGTCGGTTACACTGCCTTTTCCTGGTTTACTGGTTCCGTCTTTTTTGGCTTTATTCATGTTGTAATACAAACCTTTTTTAACGGTTCTTCCATCTTTTGTTACATGAGTTCCTTTTTTGGCTCTAATAACAGAACCTTCTCTTGAACCTTTTGCTGGTGGTCCTGAAATAGTAGATCCTTGTCCAGAACTTTTTGCTTTAGCTCCTCTAATAACGGATGCTTGTCCAGAGCTTTTAACCATTTTTCTAGCTGTCATTTATTTAGCTATTCCCATACCACGTTTAGCAATTCCGCCACCTCTGCGTTTAATTGCTCCGCCTTTTTTTCTCATCATTGGTGTATTGGGATTGTATCCTGTAACACTTTCAACAGTTGGATCTGGAGAACGTCCCATTGGATTCATTCCTCCGCCCATAGTTCCACCCATGTTTTTCTTTACTACTTTTTTAGCTGTTTTCTTTTTACCCATCATAATAATCTCCTATTTTGTTAAGCCTTTGCTTTTTTCGAAGGACCTGAGTCCAGCGACGCCGAGCATTGAAGTGACAATTGCTAGTAAAGGCCCAGTTTGAATTTCTGGAGCCGTTAAGTTTAATCCTGCAAATTTACTATACCATTCTACCGCAGGAGATAGGATGAATTCGAAAGCGAGGGCAAAGCCTCCACACCAACCAATAAAGGGCCGCCACCCGCTCACAAATATGGAGCGGTGACCTGCCTCTTTTACATTTACATCCAATTGCTTTTCAGCAAGTTTTTGTTGGATGCGTTGCATTAAAATCTTTTTGTCTAATTTCTCTTCTTCTGAGGTATGGATTGAATCGATCACGGAAGCGACTTGTTTTAAGGCACCATCTTTGCCACCTAGTAAACTACCAATGATCTTTAACATTTATACAGCTCCTGAAATTTTTCCTAGAACTATAATTACTACGAGAGCAACGATACCAGCTTTAATCCAGTCTTTCATTCCCCATTCGCTCCATTCTTTAATGTGAGCCCATATATCTTTTGCAAGTTTCATAAAACCTCCTTTTAAAGAAGTTAATCTACAGTATTTTACGATTAAAATATACCCTTGAATGGTACTTTTTTAATTTGTACTTTACTTCTTTGTCCTTTTGGACCTTCACCTAAGTTTTGTGTTACTTTTGGCCCTTCAGCACTAGCTGTGTATACATCAACAATTTTTTGCTCATTTACAAATTTCCCTGCATAAGGGTTCATATCTGTTGAAACAGTCATTTTTGCATTAGCGTACTTTGAGCCGTTAATATATTTTGGTTTTGGGTTATTTAGCGCCATGTTTTTTCTCCTAATGTATTGTTGGTTTTATTACTTGAATAAAATCACTAGTATTATAATCTATAATAGATTCTGCTTCTGCATTTGATAAATTATCAAAATAAAGAATTCTTGCAACTCCCATCATAGCTCCAGCTAAAAGTATACTATCTTCAGAAGTTTTGGAAGTCTTTTCTGCCATTATTAACAACTTTTCAAAATATTTTTGCAGTTGTAACTCTACTGGAGAATATTTAGTTGTCAAAACGGACATTTTTATTAACATCTACTGTTTTAGGAGTTTTCTGTTTACTAAGATTAACATTAGCTCTTAATTGAGCTATATCTTCTTGAGAATCTATTCTATCTTGCGCTATAGAGGCTGTTTGGTCTAATCTTTCTTGATCAATACCTAGTCTACCTTGATCCATAGCTGATTTTCTTTGTAGATCTTGTGCTTTTATATTTATTTCTTGCTGTTTAAGAGCAACCAACGGATCGTCTCCCATTTCTTGAAGAACTTCTTGTTCTTCTGTTACCATCTCTTCTGTCATAAGAGCAATTTTCTCTGAAATTTGCTGTTCCATAGCTTCTTGAAATTGTTGTTGTAATTCTGGAGGTATTTCACCACCATATTGAGCAGAAATTTGATCTATTTCTTGTTTATTTTCTTCTTCTACTTCTTCTCTTGCTTGTAATCCTACATGTTCCATAATATGACCTTGTAGAATTGCCATTGTCGGCGGATTATTCTTAACTAAAGCAGATGACATAAAAGCTCTGTGTGCATCTATGTGTGCCATTTGATTTTGATTTCTAAAAGCTATTAAATTTTGACCTTTTAAAGAACCCGCATTTTCTACAGCAGGATCTAATGGTTCTGGTTGAGGAGGAATTGGTAAAATAACATCAATATCTTTTACACCTAATGCTTGATACATTCTCCTGTAAGCTTCGTACATATTGTGCGATTCAGGATCTGCTTGAGCTAATTGTAATTGTGTTTGAGCTAAAGTTACTCGTTGAGCCATAGAGAAAATGTTAGGATCTGATATAGGAATAATATCTATATCGTCGCTAAAATCTTCTGCTTTAAGACTAGGTATTCCGTCATTACCTACCTCATATGGATATACAGGAGGTAAAGATTCTGCAAATATTTTTCCTAGTAATTTAAATTCTATTCTTTGTGCATAATGTAATCGTTTATGGATAGCAGACATAACTCTTGCGCCACGTTCCATTAAAGCCATTGTTGTTCCTACAGGTGCTCCTGCCGCAGCTCCTTCGCCTACTTTTTGATCAGCAATAGAAGCAAACCTTGTTCCTGCTTCTACACAAAATCCAAGTAATTGAAATAATGTTTGAGAAGGCTCTTTGTAAGGAAGTGGCATCAAACCATCTCGCAGTGCTCCTCCTGGTGCATCTACATCTCTAAATTCTCCAGGTTGAAGAGGAGTATCTTGATCTTTAACTCTAAGTCCTCTAGCTTTAAAGCCAGCAGGAAGATTAGATAAAGTACCTGCATCGAGAAGTTGTCTAAGTGCTGCTGTTGCAGTTCTTGATAATCCTCCAAGCATGTGGATAAGACCAAAACCATAAAAACTAAAGCCAGGTAAAAATTTGTAGTGTACAAAATATTGTGTTCTTTTTCTTGATTGATCGTCTTCTTTATAGTTTCTATAAATAGATAAAACTTTTTGAGATCCTCTATCCAGAGTTACAATATAAGGAACTTTAATTCCATCATCAGCATCAATGTCTGGTATATTTAAATACACATGCATTTCTAATAATTCATAATCCTCATCATTATAATTAGTTTTTTGAATACCAGAAATTCTATTTTCTTTTTCCTGTAATCCTGTTTCTTCGTTGTAGCTTTGTAAATCTATATCTCTATAAAAACCTGCTACTTGTAGTTTTCTTACTTCGTTTTGTGATTTTCGTAAAGAATGTGTTACACGTTCACATGTTAAAATATCACTTGCTAGATAAGGAACATATAGATCATCACTAGGAATAAATTTAGCTACTGCTCTTTCTAAACCTGTATCATAATAAACTTTTTTAAAAGCAGAACCTGATAGTGGCAAATAAAATAATAATGAATCCATGTCAGGATCATACTCCTCCATCTTGTGAGTAATCTGATAGTTCATGTATTCTTTAACTCGTTGTGATTGTTCTTCTCGTTGGCGATCTATTTTGCCTACAATCTGTGTATTAACAGGGCCACCTGCGGGTAATAATTCTTTGTATGCTTGAGCTTGAAACTGAGTAATAGCTTCCGATAACATCGGGTGTGTTACAGAACTTGCTCCTTGAAAAGGTTGCGATCTCTCTTGATATCTAAAGCCTAAAAGGTCTAGTCCATTTTTATATGTTTCTTCCCATTCTTTTCTGGAAGATTTATCGTTTTGAAAAGCTTCAAATAAATCATTGGATATTGTTCCTAGTTCTTTTTCTTCTATTACTTCTGCAAGATTCATGTCAAAAGTAGTTTCAAGCATGTTCTGTTGCTCGCCGATCACGGCACTTCCGTCTTCCATCATTTGGATATTGTCTACTGAATTTTCTACAATTTCCATATCCACCATTTGGGATATAGCTTCGTTTTCTTCTGTTGCAAACCCTATAGGTTTACCTATGTTATCTACCATTAAGCGGCCTCAAATATATCAATTAATTCTGGAGTATACACCATACCACCTTTTTTTCTATGAGTTTTATGAGGTAATAACATCTCTGGAGTTAATTTAACAGCAAAAGCGTCTCCTACATTATCAATTTTTATAATTTTAAATTCTGAATTGTTTTCTTTTGCTAAACGTTTCATCTCTTTTTCTAATACAGAAGTGTAATGTTTTCCTTTGTAGTCCGTAGAAGTCGGGCCACCATAGAACTCCTCCATACCAATTCCCTTCATGTCTTTTGTTCTTTCCGCAGGAGGAACATTTGTTCCACCACTTTGATTATATCTTTTTGTAATAAGTTTACTTGGTGAAATAGCAAACCATTCAGCTGCATCATCTGCTTTATCTACAAATAATCTTTTCGCCGCATTATTAACATTCATTTTGAGCAAAGCACTACCCCATTCTGCTCGGCTTTTAAAAGGTACATTAGGCATAAGTTTTTTCATTGATTCTTCACTTAATGACTTTTCTAAAGTGGCTAATAATTCTTTTTCTTTTTTCTTTGCCACCGACACTCGTTGTAATAAATCCTTAGATGGTTGTAATCCTGCTTCGGATAATTCTTTAAATACTTCTTCTCCTTTAGAAAATTCATCTAAAAATCCCTGCATTTCTTGTGCTGTTTGAAAGATAGGGCGAAACACAGTTTTATTTTTAATAAAGTATTCAGCAACTTCTGGAGTTAAACCATCATATTTATACCCTCCTGAAAGTATTTGTGCCTTTCGTAAGGCTGTATTTGAATCCATCAAATCAGATAGTTTTTCTGTAAATCTCTCTGCCATTTTTTTTGCTTGTTGAAGAATATCAGATTGTACTTCATCGGCAAAAGTTACCGTCACTTCTTGTCCTTTTGTTGCATCTTGCATCGTTTGTAATTTTGCACCATCACTGTCAATTTTCATTTTAAATTGTAAAATTTGTTGTTCCAGTGGTTCATCAATACTTCGTAATTTTGCTAAAGTATCTGTTTCACTCATAATATCTCTTATCATCGCAGGTGTTAAATCGTCAGCATTGTCAAACATTTCAGGAAACTCCCTATTTAATTTTGATATTGCAGAGACTTCTAAACCTTTTAATTGATTGTTTAGTTTTGTTTGATTGCTTTTAAGCGTTTTAATCATTTTAGGATCTATTTGTGAAGCAAGTCCTTCTGTTTTTTTCTCAATAGGTAGTGTTGCTTTACGATCCGTGAGCCTCGACCAACCAATCACGTACTTTTCTGCGAAGTCATGACCACTCACTGGTAAGTTTCCTGGATCCATAGGAATATTTTCTGGAGGTAAATACAATATTTCTTCTCTGTAAGAACCTGGTAATGCTCCTGATTCTTGATACCCATCATATTTTGCAGGTTTTGTACCACCGTAGCTCGCATTGCCATATGTTATGGATTGCACTTTACGAATTGGTGCTTGACGCACAATCTCCAACATATCATCTACCAATAAAGGTTGACCATTTTTCTCTGCTATATCTACATAGCGATTAAGAATGTTATCCTCCACTTCTACTTTGGAGATTCCTTTTTGATTAAGAAAATTAAATAAATTTTCTTTCGCACTAAAATCTTCGTTCGCACTAAAAGACTTTGGCGTATTAGGATCCATGAGCCGTGCTTCAAGGCCCGAGTAAAATGCTGACTCGGCATCTTCGGGAGAATCAATAATTGTTTTTTTATTTTTAATGGCACCTACAACTGTTTCTCCACTTGGCGTATCTAAAATATCAATATCCTCTATTTTTTCTGCAACTTCCTCTTTTGTACCTAACTTATTTTTAATATTATCCATGTTCTTTTTTTCGTTTTTAGTAAATATCTGCAAAAGCATTTTGGCTTTATCAACATTAGCCATGGCCCACATAGGAACTTTACCAAATAATCCCGCTACTTCCACTTCATCGTATCCTTCATCTTTAGCCGCTTGAAAAATATCATCGGGAATATCTGAATTAATTGTTGGAATATCTCTTTGTTCTTCTACCGATCCTGTAATTATTTCTTCTTCTGGATTTCCACCATAAGCTAGTCCTGGAGGAGGAGTATTAGGTGCGTTAGAAATAGGAGCAGACATTAATTCAATTTCATCTTCATCGGTGTAATCTACACCTAAATCATCTAAAGCACCTTCTATAGAATCACCTAAGTGATTGGGGTCTACTGGAGGCATTACTGTAGCAAGGTCTAATTTTTGATTTACACCCCACAATATTGCAGGGCCATATTTTTGGGAAATTTTTTTTAAAAAGGTAGGAATTCCAAGTGGACCTGCTATAAGTTCAAAAGGTCCAATTGCAGCAGGGAGAGTCTCCCCTAAAAAATTTTCTCCTGCAACAATTTCTTCAATAGTTTTTCCTTCTTTTAATTTTTTTAATCTTTTGTCATTTGTTCTTGCAGCCTCCCCAAATAAAAAATCCGCTACATTCAAACCTATTCTAGGAAAAGTTTGTATTTGTTCTGTTATTTTTTCAATTAAAGTATCTTCTGTACTTTCATCCATTTCAGCGAATGTTGGAATAGAGTCTTGAAATTTTGTAAGTCCTACTGTGTTAAATATTTTAGATAATCCAGTTGTAGCAAGAATATCAGTTTGTTGTTTAGCGTTTCTTTGAAACTCTGCTTTGGCTTCTGGGTTATTTTCTAAATCTTGAAAATTATCCCCTTGCATAAATTTATTTTTTGCAGGATCAAGTCCTACAGGGCTTTGAAGAATTTCATCTATACTAGCAAGAATATCAACCATTATTGTATTCTAGCACTTCTTCAATTGAAGCGATACCCCCATCTGCATATTCAAATATTTCTTTACTAAGATTTTTCTCTAACTTTCCACCAGCGGCATCAATAAAAGGTTGGTACATATTACTTACCTCTTCTGCTGTTTTTTCTATTGATTTTCCAGCGTTGGGCAGATTATTCTGGTATACAATAAAATCAGTTTCAATAATTTTTTTAGTATTATCATCTAATTGCAAATAATCTATCCAGCGTACATTGGTGGCTGTATTATCCCCTGTCTTGATGACAGCATAAGGCATCCCCACACCAAAATCAGTGTTTGGATTTGTTTTTTTAAAATTATTAGTAATAGTTTGTATTTCTTGTTTTATATCAAGTGCTTTTTTGTAATCTTTATTTACTACTAAGTTAATCATTTTTTTATTAAGTTGATAGACCTCTTCTTCCATAGCACTTTTATTTTTCACTGCGGCGTTCATTGATGTCATATTGGGTGAAAGTGTTTTTCCCAAATGAGATCCTTTGATAATAAAACGTAAATTATTTTTATTATTTGTTCCACCAAAACGAAGAGGTACAATATGATCAATATCAAATGTAGCTCCTGCTTGTCTCAAAGGATCTAAATAATATTTTATCTGAGGATCAGCGTATATAGAACCTTGAACAGAATTCCATGTTCCATCAAGATCCAGTAGTTGGTTTCTTGCATGCTTTGTGGCCATGCCCGTTGTAGGCTCTCCTACGGCAGTTTGTGCCCAATTAGCTTTATTGGATTGTATACCTCCCTTAGTTATATCAAATTGTATACCACTTTCATCATAGCGCAGGGTGACAGGAAGATTCTTCATTTTTATCTCGCTTCCTTGAAACTCAAGCATTTTTTGTGCCAGCTCTTTATCAGTCTGATATTTACTACTACCCGCCGTATTTGATGAATTGCTTCTAAAGGTAGCAGGAAATGTTTTTCTATATTGATTTGTAAAAGCTAAAGTAAACTCATCGTCCTCCCATTTATAATCATTGGCTTTTAATTTTTTGGTGTCTTCCAAAATATCAAGAATTTGTTTTTTTGTATGTCGGGAAGGTTGTTTCATTACATACCCTGTGTTTGGATCTATACGTTTTTTATTACTTTGATTTGTATTTTTAACTATAAACGGATGTGAAAGTATATCTTCAGGTCTACCTTTAAGCCATCGGTTATATTTTACTTTAGCCGCATTTTCTATGGTACTAAAATTATGAACTACATAGCCCAGCTCATTGGCCACAGCTTCTTTTGTTTTTTGACCAGAGGCTATTAACTCAAATTGTTTTAGTAAATGTTTTTGTTTATCTTTAAAACTTAAAGCCTTCCATACTTCTTTCCCCCCTGTATCAACCTTTGCTTTGGCTTGTTCATACCGATTTAGAGGTACTGGAGATATTTGTTTTGTTGGAGCTGCATCCTCTACTTGAACAATATCATCAAAAATATCTATCTCCTCAACAGTTTCTTTTTTTTTAACAGGTATTATTTTATTTCTACGAGCTTCTGACTCAAGAAGTCTTCTTTCTCTATTAAATTGAATTGTTGCTAAATCTTGAGGGGAAAATTTTTGAAGGTCGGATGCCTTTTGTATGTCTCCTTTTGTAATTAAATCTTTAATTACGTCGGTAACATCACCTAGAGTATTAACTCCTTTGTCAAAATATTTTTTTATAATAGGTGCATATTCTATTAAACCTACTGTTTTTGTAATTAAACCCATTAATAATACCTTGTTTCATAACCCACACCTTCAATAAGTGATGGCTCATCTTTATAATCTGAATCCAACTGAATAAAGTTACCTTGCCTAAAACGAAGTAACGCTTGTGTTGTTGAATCAACTAAATCATCATGCTCACCATAAGGAAAAGCGGCACATTCTTCAATAACTTCTTCGGCAAATCTATCTTCTGTACACCATACCTGCCCTGATTCAAATAAAGGAGCTACGGAGTTTACACGAACGTGCTTATCATTGCCTTTACTAGGCGTATAAGTAACTACAGGAATTCCTAATTGACGTAGCTCCTGTGTTAAGGGCATACCAGAAGCTTTGGCTTCAATCAAGATCGTTTCGGGTTCCCAGTACTTATATTCCTCCAACGCAATTTCTTTTAGCTCGGGAAAATCCCATCTGCCCTTGCGCATATCTAATAAAATAATGTGATAAGGGCCGTGTTCCACGGGTTTAAATACACCCCACGTGGTTATAGCACTAAAATCTGCTGTCTCTTTTTTACTGAACGCTGTGTCATAACTTTGTATAATATGCGTTAAATCAGGTATTTTTTCTTTTGGCCATACTTTCCACCAATCTCTTTTAATAATAGACCCTTCTTCGGAGGTTGGTTGTTGTTGCCACTGTGCTTGCCACTTTTGTTCTGATAATGATGCTTTAACACCATTTAATTCTTTTATATTCCAAAATTCAGGCCACATTGGTTTATCATTCAAGACGGCTGGAAACTCGACCACGTCCCACTGATCAGCGTTTTCGTTAGTTTGAGCTGCTAATAATTTTCCTGTAAGATCCTTTGTTGACCATCTGGTCATAACAATAACTATGGAGCCACCAGGTTGAAGCCTTTGTCGTGGTCCTGAGGTGTACCACTCATAAGCACTATCCATAGCAGTTTGACTTAGAGCATCTTGCTCTGAATGAGGGTCATCAATAATGAGAAGATCGGCACCACGACCAGTAATAGCGCCACCCACACCAGCAGCAAAGTACTCTCCGCCTTTGTTAGTCGTGAAACGGCCTGCGGCTTTCGAGTCTTGCGAAAGATTAACGTTAGGAAATACATCTTTAAACTCCTGTTGATCAAATAAGTTACGTACTTTTCTACCAAAATTATATGATAGTTCAGCCGTATGTGTTGTTTGTATAATTTTTAATTTAGGGTTCCTGCCCATCATCCACGCTGGAAATAAATTAGATGCAAACTCAGATTTTGTATGTCTGGGTGGCATATTAATAATTAATCGTTTTATCTTTCCACGTGAAACAGCTTCTAATTTTTCTGCATAAATTTTATGATGATTTCCTGCAATAAAATCTGGCCATACTTTTTTTACAAAAGTTATATAGGAATCATGGGACTCCTCCGCCACTTTTATTTGAAGTTGCCTTAACTCATATTTTAATAAATCAATCGGCTTTTTAGAGTTTTCCATAAAAAAGTTATATTTTACTCTTTGTATGTGTAAAACTCAAGACTAAAGGCGAAGACTAAACACACGGGGCCAATATGGGTTGTAGGGGTGTAGAGGCACAAGATATGGTGTTTGAGATAGTTTGTAAGTACCTAAAGGTAACCTACGAGCCTGGCTTCAGGTAATTGCGTCCTGCTTCCAGGCGTAAAAAAAGGGGGCATATGCCCCCTCGCCAGATTCCCTACAGGGAAATCGGTTATCGTCTTGGTATGAACTGTGCTAATCGTTGCATAATTCTATTGCCCCAATCTTTTACATATTGAGGACAGTTAGGGTCAAGCACGATTGTTTCAACTTCAGACTCAAGAACTTTATACAAAGCTTTCCAATTAATATTATCGGTATGTTGTGCTTGTATAGGCTCGTTAGTCTGATTAACAACTTGATTGTCGTTAGTAGTTCGCAAACCGAAAGTCTGTTCGATTGTTGCGAGTCGTCTATCTAAATCATTATCTGGCATGATAGTTATTCCTTTCTATATTCTTTTTACTCCCATGTTATCTTATAGTCAAACACTTTATTACTTTTCTTTTAACACTTGACACAAGGCTCTGAACTGAATAGCCAACCCCCCTAACTATTACTATACTAGGGTAAGGCAACCTTTCCTTGACCACAATGGAATGGACATTAAAAAGGGGCAATCTTGTTGCCCCTTGTTCAATAGCTTATGTAGGCATTATACGAAACTACATAGCAATCTTGAAATCTACGATACTGTCAACCGACATATCTTTCCTTTGTCTAGCCACAACCTTGTCCGACAATGGCATAGCTTGTATTGTTTTATATAGGCTTGGTACTTTGCATTTGTGATATTCCAAGTCGCCCAATTTCTCTTTGATAAGTGCATTGTCTAACTTCGCACTAACTTTTTGAGCAATCTGGATAGTGTAATCTTTACCATGTATAAGATTAACATTTTCATTTTCTCCCAATTCTATCATCAGACTTCTATTAACTTTAATAAAATCCTCAATGACCTTCTTCATAGTTAATGCTCTCCCATAGGCGTCAACGATTTGCATTTTAGTCTTCTTACTCATTTGATTCTTTGAACTATGAGCTTGTTCTACGACTTCTAAAATAGATTTTGACATATATTTCCTTTCTGTACTTTCTATTAATCTTTAATATAGTCCCATTTAATTAGATGTCAATACTTTATTATTCTTTTTTTGATCGAAACGAACTTCCGAGAAAACCCACGGGCCGCATCACCAGCAGCTAGTTGTTATACTATACTAGGTACAAGACCCTTTCCTGCAATGCAATGGAATGGAGCTTCCAGGCAGCTACGGCGTCCAGGGAACAGTATGCCATATATCCCAACTGGACAGCCAAGCAAATGCAATGAAGGTCAACCCCAGCACGTGCTGCGGGGCCATGATTAATACTACTATATAGAAGAAAGCTAGTAGGGCGATGTAATGGAGCACCAGGCTAACCCTCCAACATTATGGCCAACTCGTTCCACATTCTGGCGTTTTTCTTTTCATCTAAAACAACATGCGCCCCGTCGTACCAATCCATGAACCAGTATTCTAAGCGGTACATTTCTTTTTTTTCGTTAACGAACGCCCGCAGCTCATCGCCAGGGCCTCCCCAGCTCAACTGCCAGCGCCAATAGCCTTCAACCTGCTTGTCAAATGTATGCGGGTCAACGTAATCAAAGCAAAGTCCTTCAAGTTCGCCGTCTCGCAGCTGTTCCTCCCTGTCTTTTAAGTTACTATACACACGGTCGGCACAAGTTTTTTGTTTTAATGCAGTCATATCTAAAATCCTTTTTTAATTATTGTGGCCGTTATCTGGTGTTTAAACTCTCCAGCCCTGTCAGGTACGGCATCCGATTGAACCACATAATATATATAGTCCCATTCTTTCCCATAGTCAAGAGCAAAAGAAAACTTTTTTTTATCACATCAACCCAGCTTCGCATCAGCTGCGTCAGGGCCATTACTACTACTATAGTACCACGAGCGACCGAGCTTCGGCAATGGAATGGAGCTAACGCATCGTGCTTCCTGGCGGGGCCCGCAGGAATGAAGTAACTAATAACTGGCTTCCAGACTCAAGCCTCTGGCAATGGAGCTTCGCACCAGCCGCATCCTGCGGGGGTAGCTCCCACTATATTACTGACTACGGAGCCTCTGGCTTGGGCAATGGGGAATGGAGAAGTATCTCTCGCACCTGCATCCAGGTTCCAGGGCCCTGAACCACGTCGATAGACCAATAGGTACTGGGTAACTTGGTAATGGAGCCAATGGAGTGGACAACGGAACCTGGAAAGATATAGAGTAGGCTCTGGCAACGGGTCGTGGCCATGATAAAGTTTCTTCCTCCTTGCAAACTATGGCTAAAGTTCCATGCTTTTTGAAAGGGGCTTACATTTATCTTATTACTTGTAATTACTTTTAGTTCAACCCAAATTGATACACCATCTTTAATTCCATAACAATCAGGTACACCTGGACTAGCCCAACTTTCAATCCTAGTCCAAGAGATATCAGATAGATTCTTTTTAATTAAATTCCAAAACTTACTCTCTGGTTTCATCCTTCTAAAAATAAAAATAGCAAGAATAAAATAGCAAAAGTGTACTTCCAATTTAAAAACATAAACACGGCTACAATTAAAAAATAAGAATTATTCTTAGAGTCAATAACAACATACTTTGATCTTTCATCAAGTTTTATACTATC